AATATTATACTTCTTTTTTTTTTTTTTTTAATCATTTTAATTTTAAAATTAACCTCTATGTCAATTTTAAAATTAAACAAAATTTATACTTATATAATTTATATCATCTTTAGATTAATAATTTATTTATTTCAAACTAACTTATATAAAGAAATTATCTATTATTATATTAATATTTACAATGGGTGGAGGAATTATACAATTAGTTGCTTATGGCGCTCAAGATATTTATTTAACGGGTAATCCACAAATTACTTTTTTTAAAGCTGTTTATAAAAGACATACTAATTTTGCAATAGAAAAATACAATCAGTTTGCTATTGGAACTGTTAATTGGGGAAATAAATTAACATATACTATTGACAGAAAAGGTGATTTATTAGGAAAATGTCATCTAGATTTTTATTTAGAATTTATTGATATTAATGGAAATTATCTTACATATGATCAGGTTAAACAACAACTTATTACTAATAAAAGTAATAATAATTTAGCTAAATCAATCGGTTATTCTTTTATTAATTATATAGACATTGAAATCGGCGGATGCACTATAGATACACATACTGGACATTGGATGGCTATTAAGTCTGAATTATTTAAAGATTTTAATTCAAGAATTAATGATTTTTTTCTTACTGGCGGTTTTTATAAAGCTTCACATATTAGTAATCATGCTATTTATATTTCTATACCTTTACAATTATGGTTTAATAATAATCCAGGATTATATTTACCTTTAGTAGCATTACAATATCATGAAGTAAAAATTAATCTAAAATTAAATAACATAAATCATATTATTTTAAATAATATTAATGGTTTAAATACATCTCAATATCCTAAACCAGTAAATATTAAAATAATTGAAATAAATTTAGTTTCAGAATATGTATATTTAGATACTGAAGAAAGAAAAAAATTCGCACAAGTATCGCATGAATATTTAATTGAACAATTACAAGAATTGCCTAACGAATTTTGTAATACTTCTAATAATATTGCTCTCATCAATTTAGGATTTAATCATCCTGTTAAAGAAATTATATGGACTCTACATAGAAAAGAAAATACTGATTTATTAGGACCATTATGGAGCGGAGAAAAAGATCGTATAAAAACAGCGCAAATACAATTAAATGGAACTGACCGATTTTCTGCTACTCCAGGTATATATTTTCAAAGTAATCAAAAATTAAATCATCATTCTGGTATAGATTTACATAAATTCTTTTTGGATATTACAGGCATTATTACAGGCTCTTTTATCCCATATAATGATGACTTAGAATCAAAATTTCCAAATGCTGATTTATCACCTTTTGTATATTCTTTTTCAATAGAACCAGAAAAATCTCAACCATCTGGCTCATGCAATTTCTCTCGTCTTGATAATGCTGTATTAACTTTTAGTATTAATCAAAAAATTCCAAAAGAATATTTTGATGGTATTTTAATCAAAATTTATGGCACAAATTATAATGTTTTAAGAATTATGAGTGGAATGGGAGGACTTGCATACTCTAACTAATTTTTAATAATATTATTTTTCAAATTTAAATAAACATAACTATTTATCTATTAATATTTTTTCTAATGTTAATTAAATTTAAAGATAAAATCTATTTATTATATTAAATATGGGAGCAGGTACAATTATGCAACTTGTTAGTTACGGTTCACAAGATATATATATTACTGGAAACCCTCAAATTACTAATTTTAAATCTATATACTATAGACATACAAATTTTGTTATAGAAAATTTTGAAGAATTATTTGTAAATGATGTTAAATTAAATCCAGGAAACTCAAATACAACTATTATTAATCAAAATACATATAAAATTACCTCTATTATTTCTAAAAAAGGACATTTATTATATAAAATATATTTAAATTTAGAATTAGAACGTCCAAAAAGTAAAAATAATAATGAAATTATTCCAATCGTTCAACGACCAGCACATTCATTAATAGAATCAGTAGAATTAGAAATTGGGGGACAAATTGTTGACAAATTATATGGACAATGGATTGATATATGGACCCAATTATCACATAATACAAATAATTATCAAAAATATAAATATACTGTTGATGGATCTATTCAATCATATAATAATAATCTACTATTTAATGATAATTCTGAATATCCATATAAATATTATGTTAATTTGAATTTTTGGTTTGCTAAAAATCCTGGATTAGCTCTTCCTATAGTTGCTTTAAATAAACATGAAATTAAAATACATGTAACACTAAATTCTGATACTTCTTTTATTAAATTTCCAGCATCTCATATTGATCGCAGTCAAAAATCTATTAATATTAAAGCATCATTATTATGTGATTATATCTTTTTAGATAAACAAGAACTACTTATATTTTCTAATTTATGTCATGAATATTTAATTGAAAATGTTCAAAGAAGTGATTTATATACTTTATCTAAAACTGAAAATAATGCTAATTTAAAATTAAAATTTAACCATCCTGTTAAAGAATTAATTTGGGTTTGTCAAGATAGTAAATATACATCTCCTGGGACTTATACATATTCACCATTTGCATTTAATATATTTAGTGAAAATTCTCAAAATGGTGGTGATTTTGTTAATCATGCTAAACTTCTTTTTAATAATAATTATAGATTTAAAGAAAGAGATGGAACATATTTTAGAATTGTTCAGCCTTATCAACATCATTCTGGTGGTTTTGATAATCAAATAATTAGCTCTTATGAAAAAGGTTATATTTATTGTTACTCTTTCTCTATTAATCCACAAGAAAATCAACCTTCAGGAACATGCAACTTTTCAAGAATAGATGATCCTATTCTTATTCTTAATCTAAATGATTCTATTGGTGATAAAAAATATATAAGAGTATATGCAATTAATTATAATATATTTAAAGTATTTGATGGTATGGGAGGTCTTGTCTTTTCATAATTTAATAAATATTGACATTTATTAAATTATTTTGTAAATTTATAATTATTATTTATTTTATTAATCCTATTTACTTATTAAATATTATATTTAATAACATTTTATGTTAAACTACTATCTATTATCAAATAATATTTCTATATTTTTAAATAACTTGCTTATTTGTTAATTATTTAAAGTTTAATTAGCTTATATAAATAAATGAATAGTATATATGATCTTATTAAATTAAATTATAATATTATTGATACTATTAAAAATATACAAAAAAAAATTAATACTTTAAATAATAAACTTTCTAAAAATAATTTAATTACTGACAAAAATAATACTTCATATAATTATATTAATATAAATCTTAATCATTTAATATTATCTAATGATAATTTTTTAAATACTCAACTTTTAAATAATAAATTACAAAAATTATCTCAAAATAATAGTTTCTTTGAAATCGCATATATATTATCTAATTTAGTCATTAAAAAATATCCTACTTATAGACCTAGTGAATTAGATGATATTATACATGGAAATTATTGTTGGCTTAAAAAAAAAGCTAATAATATAGGTTACTGGGGTTGGAAATTAATTTTGTGCACTAATGTTTCTATAGATAACAAACTTTTACCAAGTCAATTAAAAGAATTAGCCAATAAACCAGAAATAAATTTATATTTAAAGAATATTAATTTATTATTTAATAAATATCTTATTATTCCTATTACAAATCAAATAAAAAATATTGTTAAAAATAATAAAATAAAATATTACCAAAATCAAATTGCTAAAAAATTAGGCTTAGATAAAATTGAAATTTTATTTAATTCAAAAAAAGGATATATTATCTCAGAAATTATATCAAAAATGGAAGATCAAGATATTATTACTCATTATTATTATAAAAATAAAAAATACCTTCAATCTTCTTACTTGTTTGATAAAGAATTTCAACCTGGTTTATATAAATCTCCAAGATGTAAATTATCCAAACCTCAATTATTTTGTATTCAAATAATTGAACAATTTTTGCAAGATAATCATTTATTAGAAAATTTATCATTACAAGATGAATTTTTAATTAAAGATAATATTTATAATAATTCTAAATTTAAAGCATATCCTAGAATTGATATTGTTTTGATTAATAAAAAAACAAATAAACTAGTTTTAGCTATAGAATCTGATGGAAAACAACATGACGAAATTGTACCACATTTTCAACGTAATGGTATATGTGATCTTAATAAACAAAAAATTAGAGATATAAAAAAAGATGAATGGATTTATAAAAATACTAATTTTAAATGTATTAGAATTAAAGATGTATATTATAAAAATGGAATAAAATATGAACCTACTGGATTAGAAAAAAAAATATATTTGTTAAAAAAATTAAATAGTTTTCTAATTTATTATAAATTTATTTAATAATATAATTTATCAATAAAATATCTTATTATATTTTATGTATAATTATGATAATCATAATGTAGTAAATGGTCTATGGATTGGAAATTTAGATAATATTCAAATATTATCTATTAATTCTTTTTTAAAACAAGGACATATATATAGATTATGGCTATATGATAAAAATATTGAAAATATACCTAAAGGTGTTGAAATATGCGACGCAAATACTATATTACATAATACATATATATTTAAACATTGGAGCGGAAATTTAGCAACATTTGCTGACTTGTTTCGATTTAAATTATTATATCTATATGGTGGTTGGTGGGTTGATTTAGATTTAATATGTTTATATCCATTACCTAAGGTTAACTATTTTTATGGCGGAGAACGAAAAAAACAGTCTGGTGCTTTTAAAAGTAATTCTAAACATTTTTATTGGATTGGCTTAATGAAATTTCAAAAAAATGATCCATTGTTATATGATATGTATAATAAAATGTTATTAAAAATAGATGATTTTAAATATAATAAAAATATACCTTTTAGTTATGGTCAGACAGAATTGAAAAATCTATTAATAAAAAAATATGGAGAAAATTTTTTGTATACTCATAATAATAATTTAAATGTTGATTTATTTAATCCATTTGGTCATTTTGATATGATTGATTTTTTTAAAAAAAATAAAAAAAAAAATAATATTACAGAATGTTGTAATAGATGGGGATGGGAAAAAAAAATAATAAATAATATTCTTAATGAATCATATACGATTCACTTATATAATACAATAATTAAAATATTACAAAAAAAAAAAGGGGAATGTTTGTTAATAAAAGAACTTTACAAAAAAATTTATAATAAATAAATGATTTGAAAGTTATACACATAAATATATATATATATATTATTATCAATAATAATGATAAACCCAAATGATTATATAATTGCTATTCCAAGTTATAAAAGATCAGATACAATTGGAAATAAAACTTTAAAAATACTTCACGATAAAAAAGTGCCTTCTTTTAGAATTTATATTTTTGTTGCTAATAAAAATGAAAAAAATGAATATTATAATAATGTTCCAAGGCATTTATATAATAAAATTATTTTAGGTAAATTAGGTTTACGTAATCAACGTAATTTTATTAATAGATATTTTGATCAATATAAATGTATTGTAGAATGTGATGATGATATTAAAGAAATATCATATTTAAAACCAGGTATAGGAAAAACAAGAATGGAAATTCAAAAAAATAATAAATTATTATCTGTTCCCAATATTGATATATTTTTCAAAGATGCTTTTCATAGACTAATAACTAATAATACTAATCTTGAATCAGATTCTTCTGAAAATTGGGGTAAAATCAATGAAAAACCTATTTCATATATTTGGGGTATTTACCCTGTTTATAATCCATATTTTTTATCTAATAAAATTACTAATAATCTTCAATTTTTAGTAGGTCCTATGTGGGGAATGATAAATAGATATAAAAAAGATTTATTATTAGAATTAAATGAAAAAGAAGATTTTGAAAGAACATTACGTCATTATAAATTAGATGGTTCTGTTTTTAGATTTTGGAATATAACCATAGATACTGCTTTTTATAAAGAAAAAGGTGGAATGCAAGCTGAAAATAAAGATAGATATTTAGAGGCTGAAAAAAGTGCTAACTATTTACTTAAACATTTCCCTAAATATACTCAAAAATGGTATAAAGGAAAAACAAAACGTCCAGAAATTAAATTAAAAGATAAAAATATATAGCTACATATAAATTTCTTTTAGATGTATATCTAATTATGCTTATATAAAATTTAATTTTAAAATATATTTAAAAAAAATTGATATACATTTTAAATATACTTAAATTTTAAACATAATGCTAAAATTTAATCAATTTAAAAATAATAAATATATTTGTTATAGATATTATTCTATTTATAACAATTTAACAGGCGGTCAAGTAATTTATAATGAATTAAAAAAACTAAATGTAGATACTGTATTTGGTTTTAGCGGAGGTGCTATAATGCCTGTTATGGATACTTTATATAAAAGTAATATTAATTTAATTATAAATACACATGAACAAAGCAGTGGACATTCCGCAACAGGATATGCTAAATCTTCAAATAAACCTGGAATAATGTTTGTAACATCCGGTCCTGGACTTACGAATAGTATTACACCTATGTTAGATGCTCAAAATGATAGCACTCCTCTTATAGTATTCTCAGGTAATGTTCCTCTTAAATCAATTGGAACTCAGGCTTTTCAAGAATGTCCTGCAACTGAAATGACAAAGCCATTTACTAAATGGAGTGTTGTTGTTGATAATGTTAATGATTTACCATTTATAATAAGAAAAGCTTGGAAAATAGCAATTTCAGGAAAACCTGGATGTGTTCATATTGATCTTCCTAAATGCATATCTACAGCTATTTATAAATCAAATAATCCATATTATACTAATAAAAAATATACAAAAAATATTTCTCGTTTAATTGATTGTCATTCCATTGATATTAATAAAATCACTAATTTTGGTAAAATTGCTAACATTATTAATCAATCAGAAAAACCTATTATAATATTAGGCAAAGGAGCTAATAAGTATCCTGATAATATTTCAAATTTTATATTATCATCTAATATACCTGTAACTACTACAATTCATGCTGTTGGATTATTTCCTGAAAATAATAATCTTTCACTTAAATGGTTAGGTATGCATGGTTCGCCTACATCTAATTTTGCTATATCTGAAGCTGATTTGATTATAAATATTGGTTCCAGATTTGATGATAGAACTACTGGAAATACCGAAAATTATGCTCCTAATGCATATAAAGCTTATAAAAATGGAACTGGAGGAATTATACATGTTAATATAGAATCTAATGAAATTAATAAAAATATTAAAACTCACTATAATTATAATATGGATACAAAAATATTTTTAAAAAATGTAATTAAATTTATTGAATATAAAGATAGAAAACCGTGGATATCACAAATTAATAATTGGAAAAAAAAATATCCTTTTGAATTTCATGATCCTGTTAATAACAAATTAAATACACAAATGGTTATTAAAAAAATTGGAGAATATTTAAATGAAAATGAGAATTGGAAAATTACTACTGGTGTAGGTAATCATCAAATGTGGGCTGCACAATTTATTGACTATTATAAACCAGAATCTTTAATTACATCTGGAAGTTTAGGAGTTATGGGTGCAGGTATAGGTTATGCTATAGGAACACAATTAGCTAATCCGTTAACTAAAGTAATTTTAATCGATGGAGATGGTTCATTTAATATGACATTGTCAGAATTACATACTATTATTAAATATAATCTACCTATAAAAATAGCATTGATGAATGATAATAATATGTCTATGGTTAAAACTTGGGAAAAATTATTCTTTGAAGAAAGATATGTTGCTACTGATTTAACTCATAATCCTAATTATGTTAAATTAGCTCAATCTTACGGAATTACGGCTATTAAATGTGATAATAAAAATGATTTAAATGATACTATTAAAAATTTTATTAATTTTGATGGACCTATATTATGTGAATTTAAAACACTGTCTGAAATGTGTTATCCATTGGTAGCTCCCGGTAAACCATTAAATGATATGATTTTATTTCAAAATCAAATATCTATTAATAAACTTGATAAATCTGAAATTCCATCTTAAAATTATAAATTATATAATAAAACTTATATTGTTATTTATTAAATATAATTAATAAAATTTAAAAAAAAAAATTATATGTAAATAAATCTTCATATTAAATTAATTATTGCAGTTAATGTCATTAAATACTATTAGTTAATTAATATATAATATCTTTTAAAAAATTCTTAGATTTTGTTAGTAATATATTTATAAATATTTAAATAAATTAGTTATATATATATTTATATTTAATATTATATATTATGTCTAATTTAAATTATGAACAAAAAATTACATTAAATATAGATAGTTATAATATATCTAGTGAAGAATTTAAAGGAATTATAAATCACTTAATTATAAATTTAAAAATTATACAAAATATTAATAAATTAGATAAAATTTCTTTAGTAAATAATAATATTATAATTAATGATGGTAGTTCAATATTTCAATTCATATACAGATGGTATAATAATAGTAATAGAACACAAACAATTAAGGATTTAAGTAATATTATTGATAAATTTAATAGTATACTTGGTTTTTTAAATAGTAAAAAAAATGATTTAGATAAATTGAAAAACATAACAAATTCTAATGAAAATAAAAAAAAAATTATTAATGATTATATTAATGAACTTATTAAAGAAGTACCTAATACAATTTTAGGAATTGAAAATCTAAAATTTACATATATAGATGATATAGATATATTAAATAAATTAGATATAATTAAAAAAGGATTATTAACATGTTCATAGAATTAATTTATTCAATACAAAATAATTAATATAAGTGATACGAGAATTTAATAAATTTCAAGCTAAATAATTATCAAATAAATAAATATCTATTTTAGATAATATATATTTAAATTATTTTTAATTAGCAATATTATATTTATATAATATATAAATGAATAATTCTAAAATTTTATTATTTATTATTTTTTCTTTAATAGTTACAATTTTATTAATATATATATATGCATTAGAAAATCCAAAAATAATGTTTTCATTATTTTCTGTAATAATTTTATTATTATTGGTATATATATTTATAGATAGGAAAATAAGAATAACTAAAATAAAAAAAAAAATAGAAAATGAAAAAATAGAAAAAAAAAAAAA